CTGGTATTCAAGCAGGACAGAGAGTTATTGGATCTGGTATTCCTGCTGATACATACGTAGCTTCTATCAGTGGTGTTACACTTGCACTCAGTAGAGCAGTTACTTCTACCAACCCAACTAACATTACATTTGTTCCTTTGGGTTCTGGATCTGCACAGACATTTAACTATGACGAGGTTCAACCTACCAGTGTAGAAATTCTTCAGGCGACATCCATCCCACAGATCTCACACTGGGGTTCATCTGTTATTATGGATGGTGGATTTGATGAAGATAGAGCATACGTTTACTCTGCTGCTACGAAAACACAGCGAGGCATTAACAATGGAGATACAAAAGCTATTATCGCTCTGCGTGTAGCACCATCAGTTGACAATGGTATTCCTGATAACTATGGTACAAGAGAACTTGTAAATAGAATGCAACTACTGTTGCGTCAGGTTGACATTTCATCTAACGGTAAGTTCTATGTAGAATTGGTGCTCAATCCTAACATTGATACATCTGCTAACTGGGTTAATGTTGGTGGAACATCACTAGCACAGTTCGCTGCACTAAATCCCAACGCTGAATTGATTGGAGGAGAAGTTATCTTCGCGTTCTACTCTGATAACGGTGTTAACCAATATGATCTTAGTGAAGTTAAAGAACTATCTAACTGTATCCTAGGTGGTGGAACTACTAACTATGCTAGTACATCAGCACCTAACCCATCGGGTATCTTCCCAGATGGTCCTGAGGTTCTCGCTGTTAGATGTACCAATATTGCTGGATCAAACAAAAAGTTTGACGCAAGACTATCTTGGACAGAGGCACAGGCATAAATAGCAGTGCCTTACCTCTACATTCATGGAATCAAATCCACAGAAGAAAGAGGAAACCAAAAAGGAAAACAAATTTGAGTGGGCTGATGAAGGGGTTTCGACCCTGGTACGTGTTATTATTCTAGGCTGGTCAGCAGCAATTCTGACCCTTAATTATGTAACTGTTCCTGGTATTCCTCAAAAGAACATCGATCCTACTTTTATTGCCAGCGTTTTTACTGGGACTTTAGCCACGTTTGGGGTTGTTCCAGCTAAAAAGAAAGAAGATAAAGAAGTAAAAGAGGAAAAGAAAGATGCAAAAACTGATTAATGTTATCGCACTCCTATCGGGACTGACCTCATTGGCAGTCATCGCTGGGGGTGCTTATGTTGTTATCAATGAAGATGCATGGAGAGCAGAAGCACGAGAACGTCTCACTGAGATTATTACTGATGGCATCACAGATGCGCTCCCTGGTCTTCTAGATGGTGCCATTCCCGAAGTCCCAGAGGTCACAGGACCTGCTATCCCCAAATTACCATGAGTATATTTAACCACGAGAAGGAAGATTATATCCCAACAACATCAGAACCAACTAAGAAACCATCTGGATGGAAAATAATTATCACCACTGCTGGTGCATTATTTGCTATCTCACACCTAGGTCTCTTAGGTTATCTGATTGATAGGAAGGCGGAACCTCCGTCAGTTCCTACGATTAATCTCCCTCGTGGTCCTTACTCATCGTATACAATCGAAGCAGGAAAGGATGGATATAAAATTGAATATCGTGCTAATGATCCTAAAGTATTAGAGTCTGAAAGATCTCTTGATCTCGACAAAAATAAGAGAGGACTCTTTGGCGGAGGATCTGAGCAGCGAACTGAGTATCGTCGTGATCAATATACTATGGAAGGTGTGAGGAACATGGGAGGTGATGTAGGAGAGCTGGGAAAGACAGGAGGTGCCAGCGCAGAGTGCATCGCGGCGGACGCTGGAGCACGGTCTCAAGGTGCGATGGCAGGAACTAGCATCGCTGCTGGTCTCGTCGTCCCAGCGGTCTCTAGCATCCCTTACATTGGATGGTTAGCAGGTGGATGGGCATTGCTGCTAGGTCAGCAAGCAGGTGAGACTATTGGATCAGAAGTTGGTAGTGTATTTAATGATTGCTAATGGACATCAAAGATATCAGTGTCAAGGATATTAATATCCCTGACGTGGAAATAAGTGATACAATTTACTACTCTTCACCTCCTATACCTGTTGCACCACCTGTAACGATAGATATCGGCACACCAATTGTGGATATCCCAGGTTGTGTAGAGGCACATGAAACGAACAACGCAAAAAACAACCAGATCAAGTCTGATGACGAGAGAGGATTGGTTACGTATTGTGATTCTGGGGTCCCTAGTTTTAATCCTATTCAGTATGAACCTGACCAGATGATTATGACCTACCCTGCAGGGGTAGATACTAGAACACCAGAAAAACCAGAGACACCTGAGACTCCAGAGACACCTAAGACCCAGGCACCTGCTGCTACTGCTAAGGTAGAATGTCCTACGCCAGCACAAAAAGCAAAGGAACCTGTCGGTACATTGGTAGAGGGGTTCAGGAAAAAGGTTGTTGCCTATGAACTGGTGGGTAATGAATGTATCCAACGCACAGAAAAAGTCCCACTACCTCAACAGATAGTAGCGGGACTTCCAAGTGGTGGTCAAGTTGTACAGGTGGGTGGTATCGCTGTTATTGCGACGAGTTCTGCACTGCTCGCAAAACCTCTTGCTGATCTTTTGTTAAAAGCGGTGAAACCTGCTGTGAAGAAAGTGATGAAGAAGATTGCTTCCTTACGGGGGAAGAAGCCCCCAGTCTTGTCTGTAGGGGAGCGCCAAGCAGAGCAGCGTCAGATGAATCACGCTGTTCGGGAGTTGCGCTCTGTTTTTCCTCGGAAGAAGAAGAAGGAGCGGGAGAAGGGATAGCATGTACGTGTGGATGTGTATGTCCTGGTGGATTATTCACTACGACATCAGCACACACTCTCGCATACTTTGAGTTGGGATGGAATCTAATTCCACGCAACATCAAATCGCCACAATTCTTGAGTCTTGCGATCTCAAAATCTAATCTTTTATTGGCAGTGATTTGTTCATTCAATTCAATCTGAGTTCTTGCTGCTCTTTTGCATAACTCTTGCATCTTTTTATCAGTTGGTGTACTCCATGTCATAGAGAAACCAATGCCAAGATTGTAATTATCTTTTTGTCCTGTTCTTGTCGGAACATTGTAAAGAATGTCCCCAGGATTATCAGGTGCCCCGTCCTCATCAATATCTCTCATGTCATACACAGGAGAGTCATAGTATGCTTCGTAAGGTCTAGTTGCAGAAGCAGATCCTGTTACATATGGTGTGAAATTACGAGTGGGTCCTTGACATTGAATGCCACCCCCGTAAGTATTAGTGATGTAAGGACCTTGTAAAACCTGAATAGCTTGATTGGTAACTGAGCCAGAGCTATTCGCCACTGGAGCTGCTGTGGCGCTGACACCCCCTACATTCGCATGAGCGGCAGGGGAGTTTATGATTGCAGTCGGAACAATGCTTAGACATATTACTGAGAGAAGATGCTTGTAGTGTCGGTTACGCTTGTAACCTCCGTTGTTCTTTGAATAATTGTTTGTTGACTTAAACCAGGACCTTGCATCGTCTCTGTAAACTGAAACGCTCCGCCTGGATTCGTTTGTGTGAATGTTGGTCTGTTGTTGATACCTGTCCATGTCGATGTCACTCCATCAATAGTTACATTATTTGTTCCTGTGCCAGGTGAAAGATTACCTGACGATGTAATTCCACTACCAGTTACAGAGTATTGATACCCTGTGTTATAATCCATCGAGTTGATGGTTTCTGTAATCTTTTGTGTGGTCTCTGTGTGACTCGTCATGGAGCCCTGTGTGAAATTTGGGACTACTGGGACTGCACTTGCGACAGTCCCATGTAAAGCACCAAGAATCAACCCGAGACCGATTGCTTCTTGTAATCTAGACATATTTAGGTTCAGTCGATAACGGTGATCTCAGAAACGAATTGTCCTGTTGCACTTGTACCAGCTCCACCAGCCGTGACGGTAAGAACACCAGCACTGGTTACAGTACCAGCTAGGTCGCCTGCAGTTCCAGCAGTGTAGGAAAGAATCGATCCATAATTGGGAACTTGTCCTACAGTTGGAGCACTTTGAGGCAATGCATCAGCTTGTGTATAAGACTGTGAGAAACTAAATGCTGATCCAGCAGTATCTTGGGTGGCAGTAATTGTACCTGGACTGTATACACCAGAGGTGATAGTACCAGCAGATACAGCACCTGCAGTTGACCCGTCCGTAGTATCAATGTTACTACCTGAGATACTGAACGAGGAACCGATTCTGGTTGCCTGAGTTCTGGCAGCATCGACAGTCAGTTGGACACTGGAGGCATGTTTTGATACAATTCCGCCAGCGTTAGCAGCAGTAGCGGTCATCAGTAGCATAGCGAGTGGTAATAACTTTTTCATATCACTCAGATTTTGGATCCATATTTATTTAGCTTCCGTCCAATGTAGCAAGTGGCACACATTAGGGCTTGACAAACGTTAACAATTGCTATATAGTTTTGTCATACTTCTTTACAAACGACATGACTATTACAACAAACGAGTACGGACAGCAAAATCTGTTCGCCAAAGAACCTCAGATGGTAGTGGAAGACTACAATCGTAAGGGTCTCTTCTCGCCAATGCAGTATCGTGAGATGTATAATGGTCGCTGGGCAATGATGGGTATCATCTCTGGTGCTCTGTCATATGCCATCACTGGCAAACTGTTCTTCGGTATTTTCTGATACTTGACAATGACTCAATTATTGTTTACAATTACTTCCGTCGCCTTCTTCGTACTGTTGGCGTATTCTGTAGAACAACTTTCTGAAACTTACTAATGACTTTTACTATCACCCTTCAATCTTCTGAAGGTGAATCTACCTTCCAATGTGAAGACGATCAGTACATCCTCGATGCTGCTGAAGAAGCAGGTGTAGATCTTCCTTACTCTTGCCGTGCTGGTGCTTGCTCCACTTGTGCTGGTAAGGTTACTGCTGGTACTGTCGATCAATCAGATCAATCTTTTCTTGATGACGATCAAATTGAAGTAGGGTTTGTTCTTACTTGTGTAGCATATCCTACTAGCGATTGCTCTATCCTTGCGGAACAAGAAGAGGCACTTTACTGATGCTCTATACTGAAGACTCACTCATCCAAGCAGTCCAAGATCTTGGATGGGATGTTCGTAATGATGACATCCATGTAGAGATTGGTGGCACCTCAGTCTATGAGATTGATGGCGCTGGCACCAAGTGGGCACCAGTCAAAGGTACTAGGAAGTATAACAAAGATGCTTTCATTGTAATCAAAAACCGATCACGGAACCCTACGGTTTCTTCCAAACCCCCAGAAGTAAAAGAAGATGCCCAACCCTGATGCATTATGGGAGGATATCCAGAAGCTCGATGATTTGTATGAAGAGCTACTGTGGGATCCTGACGATGAACTACAATTTACACACGATGGCAAACGTGTCATCATTATTAACAAAACACAGGAGAACAACAAATGAAATTCGGATTCACCCCTGAGGCAGAGATCCTCAACGCACGATTGGCAATGGTTGGTTTTGTCGCCGCCGTTGGTTCTTACATCACCACTGGTCAAGTTATCCCAGGAGTCTGGTGATGGGATTTATACTGGCAGCATTGCTGGTGCTTATTCCTATTGGAGCAGCAGCGAGAAGATCATGACTTACGACTGGACTTTATTACAAACATTAATCTTTATCATTACTCCATTCTTTTTAATGCTTGCTTTGACTAGTGAAGATAAAGATGATGATGACATGGGTCCTGGTATGATGATGCCTGTTACTAATCCTACCTAAATACAATTGAATATCGTCGTCGCTACTATAGAGACCTCTGCCACATAACAGAAGGTCTCTTTTTTTATTGGATATGGAAAATTTTATTGGTGTATATGACAACGCACTTTCATTAAAAGAATGCGATCATATCATTGACTGGTTTGAAAGCAATGAGGAGTTATGGAATCCTGGAGAATGTGGATCTGGACATAATTCAGAGGTTGATAAACGAACTAAAGACTCCACGGACATTAGTTTGAAATTCGATCCTAATTGTGAGGTTACTCAAGTCTTATATTCTCCATTGAAAGATGCAACACATGATTACATTGAGAGATATAAAATTCCAACAGTAGTTAGGGGTTTTGCAAACGATCCTCGATATAATTTACAGAGATACTTACCTGGACAGGGGTACTTTGCAGAACATTGCGAACATGATGAACGAGACAGTCCACGTATCCTTGCATGGACTCTATATCTTAATGATGTGACTGAAGGTGGCGAGACATATTACACTCGTTATGATCTTCGATGTGAGTCTAGAGCAGGTCGAATAGTTATCTTCCCTGCATACTGGACTCATGCACATCATGGTATTGTCTCCAATACACAGACAAAATACATAGCAACTGGTTGGTTTAATCTACTATGATTGACAAACAAATGTTTCACATCTATGACAAGGCAACGAACAGACCTGTCAAGGTGTGTATGACAACTGAAGAACTGGAACAAATGCTGGCAAAAAAAGAGGTTGATTTCATCCACTGGGAGGTTCAACCATGTTATAATATCCCCAGTTCGGAAGAGCAGTCCTACTGATTGAGTACAAACACTCATCTTTCAGGGGTTGACGGATTCCCGAACACCTGTTATGATAAATAGGTAAACAAATGTGAAGAAGCATCTCGCTTCCTTAACATACCGACGCCTCACCAAGACTAAACAGCGTCGTTAAACAACAGTCTTTCATACCTGCATCGGAGGGTGATGCAGGAATACTTTATCTGTCTGTCCCCCAGACCTTTTATACCCTTTTTCAAAACAATGGCTCAATCTATTCTTTCGCGGCAACAGTCGCAGTCCACTTGGGAATCTTTCTGCGAGTGGGTAACTTCTACCAATAACCGCCTCTATGTCGGTTGGTTCGGTGTGTTGAT